TGGCTGGTTAGATGAACCTGAACCGTAGATAGCAGCAGTATCTAGAGCAAGAGCAATTTGCTTCGCAATATCATTACGAACCATTGTCTCAACAGAAATGCTTGTCTGAAGGAGAAGCTTTCTTGTGTAATCGGTAGTAGCACCAATTGTCTTAGGTGTGAGGTTCACCTGATCGAAAGCCTGTTGGCTCTCTGTTACATCAGATCCTTCTCCAACCCAATAGGCGGTACTCGCTGAAGTTTGTCTGGGGATACTTACGTTTCCAGAAAGTCCATTTAAAGTTGTAACTCCAGCCTGCATTACAGCCATTCTGTTACGAAGAATGTCTATAAATGAACCAGCAAGAAGCTCAGTCTCAACTAAGTTTCCACCAGCAGTTGCAGTACCTACGTTTAAGTCTCTTGTATATCCTTGGAGAACTTCATTAGGAACCAAAATTCCAGAAGCAGGCTTGTCATAACGCTTTGCAGCTTCTTCAGAAACTTCACGCTCAAAAGCAGCAGCTTCTTGTGCATTTCTATCTGTTGGATTAGCTAATGCTGTAATAGCTCTGAGGAAAGAAAAGCGTTGTACTTCTTTTGCCTCTAAACCAACTTCATTGGAACTTGGGTTCATGTCTGTTGACCGTATAGGAGTGTTGCTTGACTCAGACCTTTTAGAAATAAGGTCTAGGATTTCACCGTTAACTTCACTAACAGACTTATTGTCTTTAATGAATTTTTCGGTGAGGTCGTCTGCGCCATGCTGGCGACAAACGGCATAAATAGTGGAAGTACGAACTTGCTCTTCTTCAACAGCACGTTTTACTTCAGCCGCTGTATCTACTTCAACAGATCTCTCTGCTGTTTCGACAGCAACTTCTGGAGCTTCCACGGCAGGAGCCGTATCCACCACAGTTTCTTGTGATTTTTCTTCCATAGATGGAACCGAGGGTGATGCGGTTTGTGCCGCAGAACGTATCTCCTCTTCAGGAGAGTTGTTATCAATATTAATAGTATTAGGTTGTAAGGCTTCAGTCACCTCTTCAGAAGGTGAGATTAATGACCGTCCTATGCCAACCGTAGGGTCTGCTGGGATTGGGGTTACGCTGATTTCATGCACCATCCAGTCATCTGCTACAAATTCTCCATCTTTTTCTTCAATATTCTTTATTTGATAACCAAACGATATTCCACGTAAAATTCCATCTTTAACGTCTTCTAAGACTTCAGAAGCAAATTTATTGCGTGAAAAACGCACTTTTGCATATGCACGTTTTTTATCTTTGTCGATATATGCCCTCTCGACTATACCTATATGTCTGTCTGGATCATGGTTCCAAAGTAGTGGAGCAGCACCAGAATTAAGCCGACTAAAATCAATTGATTTGTCATCATGCTTTAACACTTCTTTACCAAAATATCTTTCTACTGGATATTCAGAACTAAAAGGAAATTCAAAAGTACGACCTTTACCGACACTTCTAAATTCTGTAAGTTCAGTTCTTTGATATTTTTCAGAAGGATCTCTCCTTTCTATAGGTGTTTCTTGTTCCATGTTTTCAGAAGAGCGAATGGGCTTAATTTTAGTTAATGCACTAAAACGATGACCAGCATAGATGTCATCAGTTTCTTTATTATCCCTATAAATCTTAATTAGTGCAGCAGGGTTGTCTTTTGTACCCACAATTTCAAAACTACTACCAGGGACATTTATACGACCATCTCTAACAACCTTAGTAATTTTACCTTCGGCTCGATTGCCAGAAGCGTTCCAAGAAACAAAATCACCTACTTTTAGGTCACCTGCTTCAGCCCTTAATTCTTCTGTCATTTAGAACGCCTCCTTTTGCGTGTTGGTTTTGGTTTCTCTTCAACTTGACCGACATCAAGCTCAAGTTGTTGTTGAACTGGTTCAAATTTTAAGTCCTTATCTAATGTTATATCTAAATTCTTCGCAAGCTCTTGTTCTCTAGCTAATTCAGCAGCTATATCGTCATAATCACCACCATTAGTTGCTGCTATGACTTGTGATTTAGTCATATAACCAGCTTGCTCTGCTTCTCTATAGGCCCTCACCTCCTTTAAAGGATCTACATAGTGCTGTGATGGTGGGGTCCATCTGGGTTTGCAATATCTCATCGGCCTTGAAGAATAATCAGCAAAATCAAGCTGACCACTTAACACAGCCAATGAAATCCACTCTTTAAATACTCGGTAATGAAAATTATCTATTAAATAACGCTGAACAAATCTCCAATGCTCTCTATCTTCGAGCAACGACAACCTTGAGCTTGAATAATTAGTCTCACTAAAGTCTTTACTAATCGTTTCAAACGAACATCCAAATCCAGTAGCAAATCTACGAATTTTATTCTTGACGAACATTTCATATTGCTGACTCGGATAATCAATATCTGGAACATGAACAGATTCACCTGGCATTAAATAGTTCCATTGACCTGGCTGAAAATCTTGAACTCGTTGTCCAGTTTCTACATCATCGCCAATCAACTCTCCATCATTATTCTGCACAAACCCCATGATGCTTGCTGCCGCTCTGGCCCTGATAACTGCGGCTTCTTCGTAGCCCTGTAATTGGTGGGCATCAGCCATAACGCTGTGAAACCAAGGGACTCCACGGTTTTGGCCTGGCCTTTCAGGCATGAATAAGTGGATTACATCTTTAGCTGGTAAGAAAATATGATCTTTCCCAGCGTTAGTAGGATTTAAATAATAAGCATCGCCTGGATGCCTAGTTAAAATCGCATATCTGGTGGGTCTGCCCCACTCGTCAACCTCTACACCATTTCTCCATTCATTATTTTTTGAAGTTACTTTGCCGTTATATTCCTCATCTAATAAATCACTTTCAATCAACTGCAACGCTAAAGGAACACCACTATCACCAAACGGCCTTCGAACAATTCTAAATATTGCCTCCCCAGATTCAGGCAATGCACCAGTTGCTAACCATTCAAATTGATGGAAGCTATGACGACCTGCTGTATCACAATTTTCTGGCTTGCACCAATCAGCCCATGCTTCTTCAATTGCTTTATTAGATCGTTGATCTCTTTTATTGCCTCTTACTTGCGTAACCAAAGATTGAAACTTCATTCCAGTTCCAACAACATTTATCTGTGTCGTTCTTTTCGCTTGCTTGGCATAGGGATTATTCCTAACCATTTCCCTACTTCTATCTCGTAACTTCCTCAGACTTCCTCTTATCTCAGCGTCAGCACTTAGCTGACTACTCATCCAGTTAGCAGTTAAACGATCTGATACCGCACCTTGGTACGCTCTTATTTGTCGTTTTGGTTTAACTATGTCTGAAACAGCAGATTGAGCAAACCCATCTCCTGAAGTCCAGAATCCTTTCCAAGCATTTACAATTCCCATTGATTTTCTCAGTTAAAACGAACGAACAAATTGCGAGGATTGCCAAGACCATTGGCTATTTTTTCTTGAGTTTCCTCACGAGCTAATTCAGCTTTTAGCTTGGCCTCTAGCTGAAACAATTCTGCTAAATCATATTTTTTAGCACTTCTTGAACCAATCTTATATTCTTTTACTCCACCACCACTAGCTACTGTCCTGATTGCTGTTTGAACAAGATCTAAATCTTTTTTAATCTGACTTCTGCCGTCATAAGCAGCAGCACTACCGCTATAAACAAGAGAAGGTAAAACTTCAAACTGACCACTTAATATTGTTTGTTTTTCTGCTCCAGATTTATCTGCAACTGCTTGGAAATACCAGTCTCCAGCGTCAAAATTAGCTGTTACAGCAGATGCAACAGTGAATTGCCACCCAGAAAGATAAGCACTACTTGAAGTTATGTGTGCTTCTGAAGCAGTATTTGTCCTTAAGTAATAAGTAACACTCCACTCAGTACTGGTAATAGCGTTACCAAATACGTCCTCTGTTTCTGAATCTCGCCACTGAAGTATGTCTCCAGCACGAACTTTAGAAGGAATAGTCATGTTTAATCACCAATTAGCGACAAAATTACGCTTTTTAGCACCTTTTTGTCTCCCTGATATTAGCGGAGATGCCTCGTTAGGTTTATTATCTGTTTTTTTCTTCTCAAGTTGATCCCAAACTGTTCTTGGATCATAGCTTTGTAAAAATCTTAATAATGCTGCATAACCATACACAGCTTCATCCCATGCTTCATTAGGAGCTTGACTTTTTTTCATCCAAACTCTTTCTTGAAAACCATTTTTATATCTTAAGACCTGTCTTTCAGCTAAATACTCTTCAAAATAATCAGAAGTAATAGTTGGATAAAAATGCAAATATCCTTCACCTTTTTCTGCATGCTTTAAACGATTATTTAACGTATTTTTTATTCGATCTACACCTAAAGGAAATAATTTCACTCCTTTTTTCATTGCTTTTCCAGAAAAACTAATATCTTGTTTTTTTGGCTTACCTAAAGCCGGTGCTGTTTTCATTCCCATACCTTTAATAGCTATGACACCCATTGCATATCTTTCACGAGCGTACGCATAGACATCCTGAGTGAAATGGCCGCCAGTATCGACTGCTGTGACAGAGATTTTTAATTCTCGACCATCAACAGTCTTGTATGGTTTTTGCAAAATCTCATCTAACTGTTTCCATATAGCAGGTTGAGAAGGTAAACCATAAATTTTAATTCGATCTATTAAATATGATTCTTGGCCCCTAGCCCACCCGAAAACGGACATCGACAATCTGTCATCTTGGACATCGCATCCCATTGTGAGTACAACAACATTTTCTGGTGGGACTCCTTGTTTGTAATCTTCTGAAGCTGCTCTTTCCATAAGAGCATCTGCGCCAACTCGTCCTGCATACTCATCCTCCCATGTTTCTCCTAATGTAATATTAATAAAAGTTTTTAGTTGTTCTGGATCATTTTTTACACTTAAAAATTCTTCAACTAAATTAGGCCAAGATGCATTTGGTGAATAAGAATAACCTGCCCAAATATGAAAGCCTACATGCTTTCCATTACCAGGTTGAGTAGAACGCCATTCACCTCTTTCTATCATCCATCTTTTCTTGGAATGATGAATTATATCACCACAATTTTGACATTTATAGCCAACAGTTTCTGGATCATTATCAAACCACTTAAAATTCGGCCATTGTAAATATTGAAAATGATTGCATTTTGGACAAGGCACGTAATACCGCTTTTGATCTGTCTGATTAAATAATTTTTCTATACGTGAAAAA